ATATAGTCCTAAAATTTCTAAAGTAGCTCTTGCATAAGCTCGTTTTTGAGCCATTTCTAATACATACCAACTATTAGTGTTTCCGTCTTTAAATGTATTCCCTTTTAATGCAGAACCCATTGTCCTGATTGTCTTATTATCTTTTGTTGCTATTGCTTTTACTGATGCAAAATTAGGTTCAGACTTTATAATATCATAATCAATATCTATGTCTTCCTGAGCTTGGATTTTTGCAATAGCACTTCTAGTTAGGATAACATAGTGTTGATGTTTAAAAACATCTTCTTTTTCTAGTCCGTACTTAAAGTACATTTCTTTAATTTTTTCTGTTTTCATATATTTCTACCTATTTTAGTTGGCTAGGATTTTTGCCTGTTAATAATTTCGTTAAAAATAATAAATTTAATTTAATTCATTCCACTTCCTCTGATAAACCTTTATAATATCTTTTTGTGTTATTTCAGGATAGTCCTTTAGAGCTTCTGTAACAGTGTCTAAATCATTAGTATAATAAACTTCGTAATTTTCTAATTCTCTTTGTATTACACCTTCTATTCCATTATCTTTTAAATCTTCTTTAATTGCTTTTTTGTGTATTTTATGTAATGTTTCAATTACTTTATTTGCATTTTCTTTAGGTGTTATCATCCCTGAACCTAAACTTACATACTTAATTCCTTCTATATATTGCTCCTTAAATTGTTTATCTGAAAAAGCAAAGAATGTTCCTGTTTCATTAAAAAGTGCAGTTTGCTTTGCTTCCATATAATCGCTTAAATATTTCATTTCTTTTGTATGTATTTAATTGTTTGTTCTTTAATGTATTCTAGTTGTTTTTTGTCTATCCATTCTAAGAAGTTAAAAGCATCAAAGCATAATGTAAAGTCTTCTCCCATTTCATCTTTACCTCTTAGGTATAGTTCGTTATCTACACATTGAAATGTATTTATTTCGTGTAGTCTTTTGTGTATTTCGCTCATATTAAGTTAATTATTATTGGTGAATTATTATTTGATTTATAATGTATTAAATATTCAGGCTTTAGTTCTCTATCCCAACTATCCTGAAGTTGCCATCCGTGTTTCTCTATCATCTCACAAAACTTGTTATAGATTTGTAATTCTGTTCCTACAACTATTACTGATCGTCTGTTGTAAGATAAGTCATTATTAAAATGACCTGAAGCCCTATCATATGAATGAAAGCTTAACTGCTCGTACATAGGCTTTAAATACCATTCATCAGCTCTTACTTTAGTATTGTCTAAATCTCTTTCTAAAAGATTTGAGAACTTAGATTTGTTGTAATCTACATAAGTAGAATATTCTAAATATTCTGCGTCTAGTATTGTCATCTTAGTAGTTTTGAATGTAAAGTAAAGTAGCCAACATTGAAGCGCCTATTAAACAGAAGTAAACAACTACATCTAATATCTTATTTATTCTTCTTGTTTTCGCTTTAGTTAAATTTATCTCATTATAATTTTGCAATTTGTTTTTAATAAAAAAGTTTGTCTTTTCTTTTTCATTTAAGAAGTAAGTAGCTCCTGTATTCCTGTTTACGATTTTGTAGTTCATTTCTTGATTATTTAATTAGTTTAATTTTGATAGAACAAAAATACAAGAAATAACCCAATTAACATACTTTTTAACAAAGTTATTATTAAAGTTATTAACAATTAAAGTGTTAAGAGTGTTTTTACTAGATAAGCAACTTAAACTGCTGTCTAGTAATTACCATTAAAAAGATGTGAAAGTGCCTTAGAGTGTAAACGGGTGTGTCTATAAAGGCATTAAAAGGTTGATAGGTGTTTGACCATTGTTTAGTACGACTGCACAGCCAACAGCAGGTCTTTTACCATACTTAGCATATGCCATAGCATAAGATTTGTGATTGATACCACAACCGACTTGAGTTCCATATACTCTGAACTTCTTACCTACATAGTGTTCTGTATAACATTGGGTGTGTAAATGTCCTTGAACAGTATTCATCATATCAGCACGGCATTTGGTTCTAGCCGTACCACCTTCTCCGTGAATATACTGAACTCCATCTGTTTCGTATCGTTCTACAAAGTTCCAATCAGGAGTTTCTAAGACTTCTTTAAAAGACTTAATCCATTTAGAAGGTATTGAGGAAGTCTGAGCTTTTCGCATTATTATTCTGTCGTGATTTCCAATGATTACAGTAGCCATAGGAAAAGCATCACGCCATCTTCCTATTTTCTTAATAGCCAATTCAAGCTCATCTAAGCCACCCATTCCATCAGCACTAGCTTCGTGGTAGCTTGAGTAGTGATTATCTATTACATCACCTATAAATACAACCTCTGTGCAATTGTAGGTATAGTATTGTTCTATGCAGAAGTCTAAGTAACCATCTAAACAGAATGGTTCGTGCAAGTCGCCAATAACTAGAACATTTCTAGTCTCGGCTTCTCGCATTTTTTCTAGTGCCACTATTTCGTGTGGCTTTAATCTGTATCTGTTACTTTTTAGCAACATCCGCTATTCCCTGACCTACAATAAGAACCAAGATTGCGTGATATAATTCTGTTGCAGTAGCTTCATCTACCCCTAAGTAAGTAACTAAAGCAGGAACTACTACTGAACCGATTGCGTACCAAAATTTCTTACTCTTTAACATTTGACCGATAAGGTACTTTTCTAAAAACTTTTTCATAATTATTTATTTTTGATTATTAAATTAATATTTTCACCGCCTAAATTAAGTATTTCTTTGATTACTAAGTCCATAGCCAAACGAGAGTTATTAACAATGTCTTGTTCACGACCATTCCCCACTAGAATACAGCCGCTTGTATCTTTAGCTGTATTTCCCCTGTGAAATAATATCCAATCTCTATTTGGTACATCTTGAACTAATAAGTGTAAGTAATCTCTTGTTGCACTTTCTCTTGCTAGTCTAAGTCTTACTTTGTATTGCCCTTCAGGAATACAACTTATGTTTCTTTGATTATCTAACCAAGGATTTTCTAAGGTATCACAAAAACTTTCGCCATTGATAAACAGTTTACCAACAGTGCTTTCTTTCGTAAAAGTATCTCTAATGATTAAAAGATTAACGCCCTTGACCTCTGTAGGCTTGTTTGTAAGCGTTCTGTCCTTTACTTGCGTTTTTGGAGTGTACTCCCTTTCGTTTCTTTTTAACGCTCTTAAAACCGCTTGAAATAACTTTACGAGCCATCTATTTAGATTTTTCAAATTGAATGAATTTATATATAGTAAAACTAATTGCTAGTGTAAGTGAAACTAGCGTTAGTATTTCGTTACAGTCTGTTATGCTGAAAGCTATTGCTGAACTATTAGCTAACCCTACTTGTAGAGTGTCTTTTACTTCTGTCATTTTGTTTAGTTTTTTTATCTAAGTAGGACTTTAACTTAGTAATATTCTTAGTTTTCGGTTTATAGTGTTTCTTCATTAATCAGAAGCATTTAAAAAGTTTCTCAATGTAAGTTTAGTTCCCTGTCTCATTGGTCTTTCAAGGTTCATTCCGTTATAGTAAGCATTTTGGTCAGGACTTATGTCTGCTCCTGAGTTAGTGTTGTATTCAGGAAAGCTAGATATATTGTTAGTGATATATTTAATCATTCTTTCCGTAAAATATTCAGCATTGTTTCTCACCTCTTCTCTAAGGTGTTGAGCTTCTTCTGTGCTTAAAGCATTTCCTGTTTCAGAAGTCTTAGAATAGATATTACCATTTTCCGTTTTAAAGCGTAAATAAGGTATACACATATGAAACGCCCAAGAAGGTAAACAATCCCCAATATATTCATCTACTAAAGTCTTGTAAGCTTCATTTCCTACATTACCTATAGTACCTGCTGTAATTAAACTTTCTAATTTTTCGTAAAGTGTAGTTCCAAGTTTTGTTTCTATATAAATACGCTGTGCCTGTAACACATAAGGTAGCAATATTTCAGGATCTACATTTAAGTTGATTGCTGTGCTGTCTTTCAGCTTTGCTTCTGATATAAATAATACGTATGCCATAATTATCTTGGTTCTAAAAATCCGTTATTCTTCATTCTCTTAGGTGCTTTTGCAACTAGCCCACTATTTCTTCTTAAAGTAAATCCTTCACTAATAGCTTTTACATCTGATATAATTTGACTGCTTTTAATATTAGACTTAGCATTTCTTAATGATGTCTTGTACACAATTCTTTTGAAATAGTGATGACAGTTACCACCGCCTTTAAAAAGCCAGATTGAGTAAGTTGCACTTCTTCCTTTAGGTCCCCAACCTTTATTTACAGGCTTATTTGTTAAAGCTAATAAATCTTCCTTCCTGTAAACTTTTGAAGCCGACATCATTAATCTGCAAAAATCTCTTGTTTCACCTTCTTGACTTAGAGCATTGTCTTTAGTGTACATATACCTAACTTTATAGTAGTCGTTATAGTCTTTATTTACTCCATCTTGAGCACTTCTTGCGTTAGGTCTAGCAGTTCCTGTAGATGCTAGTTCTGTTTTACCATTAGCAATATTATTAAGTTCTGCTTCAAAGTCAAAATCTTCGTGTTCATCATTTGCATTTTCTTCATCTACTATTTCCCAATCTTCAGGAATATCTTCACCAAAGTCTGCAATAAAACTTTCTAATTCAGTAAAGTCATTATCTGAATTTTTACATTCACATTTTTCTACTTCAGAAAGCTTCACATCTTGTTCTACTGTATCTTCATCTCCTAGAGGTTCAAGTCCTAAGTCAGCTCTTATTTCGTCAATCGTCATAACTTCTCTAATAGTTTTACTATCAAATTGAACTGTAATAGGTTTTAATTGCACAAACTCAACAGGCAAGTCCATATTGTTTACTGAGAATATAGTTTGTAAAGTGTTTAAGATGTTTAATTGGAAACCTCTTACTACTGTATTTTGGTAGAAATTAGCAGCGTTTATAAGTTCATCAGCATTACTAGAAAAACCATTGTTTGTATCAATACCCATTAAAGTTTTAGATGTAATTCTGTGAGCTGCACAAATATTAGAAACTAAAAGCTCTTGTAAAGCTAAGTATTGTTTGTCAGCATCAGAAACACTTATAGGAGTTATTTCAGGAGTTCTAGTCTTATCGTCTGAGAATGTTAAAATAAACTTCCCTGAGTTAGAAGCTCCTGTGAACTTCTCTACTAAACTTTGTTCTATCTGTCTTCTCTCCTCTTGCGTAGGGATACCATTAGCAAAAGAAACAAAATAGCTCCCACTAAATCCATTTTCTATATTGTTTAAATGAAACTCTGCAACTTTTTGGTCTACTAAAGCCCAATTGCAACCTGCTATATAATCAGGAGTATGGTAGATATCCATATTAGGACTGTAAGCACCTGAGTAAAGTAATTGACTCCCTGAAGTTCTATCATTAACATTGAAAGCAGCAATAGGATAAGGTTTATTTGTTCTAGTGTTTCCCCAATCAGCACTTATAAAGAAAGTATCAACCTTACCCATTTCATTAGGTCTTCCTGCTCTTACACGTTCTACAGGGATGTGATACACCTCAGCTATTTCTGTTCTATCTCTGTTCCATACAATATGTAAAGCATATGCTCCTTGAAGTTTAAAATCAAAAGCAACCTTTTTAATTACTTGGTGTAAACTTTCATTTGAATTTGCGTGTCTAAGAAACTTCTTTAATTTTACATAAGCTTCTAAATTAATAGCGTCTTCTTCTTCACAAACTAAGTCTTCACCTGCTATCATTTCTGCAGTCTGATTAACGATTGCAGCGTGTGTAGAACTGTTGTAGTAAAGGTCAATTAAGAACTGAGGATATAAGTTTCTCCAATCTTCAGTTCCGTACTCTATGTAATCACGACCTCTTACTTCTTGTACTATTGGTGCAGTTGAAGTTTCTAAGTTAATGCTTAATATTGTATCTTTCATATTTTATAAGTTTGATAAATAAGTATTTACATTAGCTGTTAATGCTGTACTTTCTGTATCATATATTTGTACTTCGCTAATTGTTCCATCATAAGGATTAGCATCTGGTGATCTTACTCCTATTGCATCAATATTTACTGTTCCTGCTAAAGTTTCTGTATCAGTTTGAGCTACTCCATTTACATAAAGTGTTACTAAGTCAGATGAGTTTCTTGTAATAACTAAATAATTGTCTGCTATTAAATCTCCATCATTAACAGTAATATCAACATAAGAACCATCAGTTTTGAACCTTAGTGATGTGCTATTAGTTATTTTAAAAAATTCGTTTGTTGTAGTGTTATCACCTAAGACAATTACCATACTTGCTGAGGGAAATAGCCTTACACCTACAGTAAACACACCTGACAAAAGTATGTCAGAAGCAGCCTGTAAACTCTGTGAAGCAGAAGCGTCAAAATCAATAGCTCCAGAATTATATGCAGGTTGTTCACTTGCTGTAGCTTGAAGCATATTAAAACTATTTGTAGAACTATCAGCCCAAGCAGAAACATCTGAACCATTTAATGTAATTCCTGTTTGGAATTTGTACCACGCTTCTAGACCTGTTTCATCAGATGGCTGCCAACCCCCTAAAGTATTAGTGCTTACTAAACTTAATGCTTGTTTGAGTGCTAACATTATATAACTTGCTCATAGTAACAAATAGCTAAACCACTTGTCAAAGTGATAGCAGTACATTGAAGGAATAAAGTCGTTCCTGCAGGTATAGTCGTGTGAAGACTAGCTGCTGCTGAACCTGTGCCTGTTTGAATATTAGAAGCTGCTATTGAAGCTATTACACTTTCAGTAACAAAGTGAATTGCATAATAGTCTTTACCTGTCATTGCTGTTGTAGTTATAACATCACATCTATTTTTACCTAGTTGCTCAGTTAATAATTGTTGTACATTTTCTATTGCCATTTTATTTTATTTTATTGTCCGTAATATATGTAATTTGTTTCTGTCGGTGCTACTCTTTGTGTATATTGAACTTGTTCTGTTCCATCTTTTTCTGCTAGATACATCTTCCCTTTAGTAACTAACCCCTGTACTATTCCTTTGTTATCAGAAGCAGGACTTAAAACATCATCTTCTGTTGCAGGAGCATTTCCTGAACTAATTGTTACTGTTCCTAGCCAACTAACTTCATAAACTTCATATTTCCAATATCCTGCAGGAAATAGTTTTGTTGCTCCCGTATAAATATTAGGAACAGCATTATAGGTATATCGTATTTGAGTGTATCTATCTTTTATCATTTCAGATTGTGGGTAAGCATAATGAACAGACTTATCTAGGTCATTAGTAAACTTTACTAAGTGTCTTATTTGAGTAGAAGCCACAGAAGTATTTATACGATTATCCTCAGTTTGTACAAAGATATTAAAACCTGTTTCTGTTATTGCTTGTATCATAGTTAGTTTGTCTGTTATATAATAGAAATAAGCTGAATTTATTTGTATTGAGTTAGTAATAAAAAGAAAAAGGTGAGCCTAAGCCCACCCTAATCAAGAAATATATAAGAAAACTACTAAGATGTAGTGATTGATACATTCGTAAATGCTGAATTATCAAAAGGATTTGTAGTGTAATCTGCTACCATTGGGAATGGTTCTGCTTCCATTCCGTCAAATGTAAGAGTATATCCGTTTTTGTCTCCCCAAGCAGCGCCTGTGTCCATAGTACCTGCATTTAATTCCATTCCATTTACTCTACCTAAACAGATGATAACGTCGTGTCCGTTAGCTAATTGTTGATTTAATTGAGCAAAGATAACTGTTTTAGTTGCTCCTAGCAATTTAATCTGATTTTGGTCTTCTTTCGTTAGTCTGTTGAATAATACCTGAGCTGTTGGTGTATAGTAGATAGTTCCATTTTCTCTACTTCCAACAATTGTGTCAGTAACAGAAGCAACCCCCATAGGCATAGCATATCTGTAAAGTCCTGTTCCTGCTCCCATTTCAATATCAGTAACTTCTCCTGAAGCTTCAACTATTCCTACTGTTTCTATTGGTGCTGTAAATTGGTCGTAAACTCCGAAATAAATAAATTTTACTCCTCCACTGATCCTATTACAGTCGAGTCCCCTACCTTTTGTTAGTGCTGTACAAGCCATTTTATTTTATTTTTTAGGTTAAGGGAGTGAGTGCCTAAGCACCCACTTCCGTATTATTTATTTTATTATGATTGGTGAACGATATCAGCTCCAACTCCTAACTGAACACCCCCTGAGTAACGAGCAACTAATCTCATATTATCACTCCCGTCAAGAGCAGCCATATCCATCAAAGAAATTCTTGTCGTATCGCTTAATAGGTCAGTTCCAAAAAATAAGTTAGACTTCTCTGCTGCTACTAATTGGTCGTTAGCCATTCCATTACAAACAGCGATTTTGTACCCTTCAAATACAGGTGCATAGTCTCCATTCATATTGTAAGCATTAACATATCCTAAAGTAGATACTGCTGATACATATAAAGCGTAAGTCTTAGGACTCATATAGATATGTAAGTCATCTTTTCTTAATACAGCAGAAATCTTAGTTGCCATATCAGAAGTTAAAGTTTGTAAGTTAGCAATAATGTTAGCTGCTGTATAAGCACCTGAAGCAGATGAAGTTTGAACTGTTCCATCTACTGCAAAGATACCTGTAGTTCCTGTTAAGAAACCTTCAAATTCTCCTGCTGTTGCTCCTGTTCCTGACCATACTGAAGCTTCAACTCCATTAGCGATAATTTCTCCCATATAAGAGATTACATAGTCATCAAAGCTTACAGGTGGTGGTGCTCCTGCTCCTGCTCTCATTTGTAATGCTTCCCAAGAGTCTAAAAGTGTAGACTTGCATAAGTCAAGGTTGATTTGTAAGTTCTTAGGCGTAAGTACATTTTCAGTAAGTGCTAAAGTACCTGCATCAGTAAAATCGCACGAAGCATCTTTTACCAATCCTGATCCCGCCATTTTCTGGATATTGCTCTTATACTTGATATTTTCGATCATAGTTAAGAATTCTAGTGAATTTGCTTGGTTTAAAGCTGCTGATACATAAAATCCTGCTGCCTTACCTGCAAAGTTGCTTGTCGTTGTGAAAGCCATAGTGTTTGTTTTTTTTAGTTTATATTATTTTATTTATTTAAATCTTGTAAGAATTTTTCTCTTTTAGATAACTTAGCATATTCTTTTCTTGATATTGGTTTTCTGTCTGAACTGAACTTGTTAGTATCTAATGGTGCTGAAGCAGGTTGTGCTGCTAACTCAGTCTTTAGTTTTTCGTTTTCTTCTTTTAATTTAGTCAATTCATCTTCTGCTGAAAATTCAACTACTTCTGTAGTTTTAATAGACTTAGGGTTTGTAGAAGGCTCAACTGTTTCTTCAGCTAATTCTTCAACTTCATCATCACCACCAACCTTAGCTTCTTTAAGTTTAGCTACAGCGATTTCTAAGTTTTCAATTCTTTTCTCCATTCCTGCCCAATCAGCTACATCAGCTTCTTCTTCATAGTCTTCTTTTTCATCTTCTTCAGCTAATACTGTTTCTTCTGATAAATCTTCTTCTTCAACTGTATCTACTTCTTCAGTTTCTGACTCGATAACTTCAGCAACAATACCTTCTTCCTCAATTCTGAAAGATACTCCTGTGTCAGTCTTGTAAGTTCCAACAGGTAATAAAATTGTAGTTCCGTCTTCAGTCAATACTGAAATATCCACTCCTGCTTCTAATTCTTCAGCAGTTGAAACAAAGATTGTTCCATCTTCTGATTTTGCTTGCCACTCTAACTTAATTGTTTCTTCTTTGTTAAGACCTAGAGCTACTAAGATTTGTTCTTTAATGTCCATAATTTCTTTTTGATTTTATTAGTGTTTGTAATATATAATAGATAAACTATTACTTTGTTTGATTTTCGTTTATTATTTCATTTAAAGCAGATAAGATTTCCTCAGTCGTAGGTGCTTTTTCTGACATCTGTTCCATCTTGTCCGTAAAGTAGCCTTCTATTGACAATCCTTTTAGTTCGCCATCTTTGATTTTATTCCAAAGCTCATCATTTTCTATCTTCATTTTAACGAACCAAGTGCCGTTAGGTAAGTCATAGCCGTATAACTTAGACTTATCTTGGTCTCCTTCCTTAATCCAAGACTCTACTGTTAGAACGCCTGAAACTCTATCTTGATGTTGGTATGTAGCTTTATGATGATTGTTATGTTTTAAATATAATTCAGAAGCCTTACGTACTGTATCAGGACTGAAGTAAACATAATAGTCACTATCAGTATTCGGATTATGTCTGAATATTTGCTTGTTAGGAATAAGAGCTGGACTAACCAACATTCTTTTCTCCTCATCTACCTTAGCGAAAGTCAAGTTATTCTTTTCTTTCCCAAAATAAACAAAGTCTTGTTCTATTGCAGGTGAAGTAACTAAGCTGATTGCATCAATAGCTAGTTCTTGACTATCATCTGCTATTACTAATTCTACAATAGATGTAGTCTTTTCGTAATAATCTTTATTGGCTTCTTCACATTCAGCAATTGAGTCATATTGACAATCTCCTGTCTTTCCCCATTTTACTTTTCCGTTTTCACATTCTTCGCAAGGCATAGTATATAATATATTTAATTAATTTTTATTTGATTTTAGATTGTAGCTCTCCTTCTAATGTTGGCTAATTGGTTTTGACTGTTAGTCATTTCGTCTGTTACTACATAAGCTTTAGCTGCTTCAGGTTCTATTCCGCCTGATATAT